TCTAAATCTACAAAAGCATTAATAAATGGTGCTTCTAATAATGAAATGCCAGAAATAATTCTACCATTTGTAAATCCAGGTTTAGATATAACAATACTTAGATCAACAGATGTTGAAGCTAATAATTTACTTGGTAGAAATGAGTGGGATTTTAATAATATAACAACATATAATCAAGTTGCACCTTTTGATCCACCTACTGCAGTAAATTATGATTTTAGTGGAGGATCAGTAGGAAGTTATGATCCAAGTGTTACATTAGGTGGATTAGCAATTCGTGGTGCAGGTATATTAGCTGTACCTTGGAAAGGGCATTTTTATGAATCTTTAATATTTAAAAAAGCTTTAACTGATGCAGAATTAAATGACGTAGTGTCATATTTAAAAACTAAATATGGAATAATATAGATTAAAAACAAAATAAATAACTTGTTTGTATGAGTAAAAATCAGTATATTATATTGTATACATGTACTTGATACAACTGTAAAGAATAAACGTTTATGATACCTAATAAATCAAACACCACTAATGGGTGTAACAATATATCATCAAATTGTGTAATTTGGCAAGGACCAGATCTTGAATGTATAAATATATGTAATGGTGATACTATTAGTGATGTAGTGGCTAAATTAGCTGAAGAATTATGTGATAAACTTGGTTTAAATGCTACAGGTTCACGTCTTAGATCAGGAGTAAATGTTGATATTAGAACTGTTAATCAACTTTGTTTAGAAACTGATTATGGTAAAGCTAATAATATTCAAACACTTCTTAATAATATAATAACTAAAGTATGTGCCGCTAGTGGTCAATCTGAAATAGATGTTTGTTCATGTGTAATAAACCTACCACAATCTTTAAGAGAATCAGCAAAAAAATATTTAAATACTACTGATAATGTAGAAACAATGGTATTGTATGATTCTACAATAAATAAAGGTTATGCACATTTTTTAGCTGAACAAATTGTAAGTCAAGGTATTGCTATTAATGATGTTAATAGATTATACAAATCAATGAATGGTAGAATTGTATCATTAGAAGCTGCATCTAAAAGAAACTCTACAATTACTTTACCAAGAGTTACATTATCAATAGGTGGAACAGGAAGACAACAAAGTATAGAAACAGCAATTGTTGCAACAAATGTAGTACTAAGTGAATATGCTACAGTATTTGGATCTACAGGAAATGTAAATTCAGCAATTGCAGCTGCACCAAATTTATCTAATAGAAATAGATTGAGCGGTAATGGTACAATGTCTGCAATTAAAAATTGGATTGGTTTACCAAGAAATCTTGCACAATCATTTCAAAACTTGTGGATAACAATGAATGACACAAGAAATGCAGTAGAAAGTATGCAAGAAACAGTAGCTAATCCATTATGTAGTGATTTAACTTTTGATGTAAAAGGAACTGTTGAAAAAGTTAATGGTAATACATCAGCTATTAGTTTAGATTTTTCTGATTCAATAATTCCTAAAACTTATAATGATTGTAACTCAAAAGGAACAAAAATTACTATTTCAGATTCTTCTTTAAATTCAAAAGTTTATTATGCAAATGTTGCAGGACACTATCAAAACAGTAGTATACCTTTTAAAGTAAGTACACCTGAAATGGGCAATCTTGATATTTCAAGTAATTATTCTGTAAAAGTGGAATTTTGTTTTTCTAATGGAGATAATCAATGTTCAGAAATACAAAACTTTACAATACATAATGAGACTGCATGTCCAACATTATCAATTGGAACAATTACATCAGATTCAATTCCATTTACAGTAAGTGATTTAAAATATGCTGAAAATAATGGATATGTTGTAACAGTAGAATTAAAAACAAATTCTGGATCTTTATTAGATTCAAGATCTTTTACATCATTCCGTTCTAATTTAGTAGGTACTTTTTCAAATTTAAAATCTTCTACTCAATATAAAGTAAATACAAAAGTTACCAAATCTGGCATTACAGAAAAAGCTGATTGTCCAATGCAATTAGTTTCTACAACTGCACCATCATGTGTATCTACAGTTTATACACCTACATCTACAGAATGGAAAACAGATGAATCTTTATTACAAACAGGTGCAAATACTTTAGAAATTGCAACATATAATGATGGTGTATCACAAACTAAATGGCAAGTAGGATTTGATTCTGGTAATTCACCAATAATAGTTCAAGCAGCTACAACAGGTGTTACAGGATGGAATCATCAAGGTTCTTTTATTAATAATGAGTTACCTACAGAATCTTTACATATTGATGGTTTAGTAGGATCTCCAGTTGGACCAGCAGGAATAGGAAGAACAGATTTAGAAAGTGGTTGGAAGTATATTGGAACTCTTAAGAGTCCTACAAATCAAATGTATTATATTTATGCTAGTGTTAATACAACAACACATACAGTTCCACAAGTAGTATTTTCATGTAATTGTAGCGGTTTATATTTAAAAACGGATCAACCTGTATTTTATTGTGGAATTAATGAAGCTAAAAAAATTAAAATAAGTGCATGCGGATATACAGCAGGATCAGGTAATTATACTTGGAATATTGCAACACAACCTAGTCATGGTTCATTAACTTCTAGTTCAGGAAGCCCTACATCAAGTTTTGTAGAATATACATATAGACAAGACGGAACAGCAATGGTAGCTGATTCTTTTGTTGTAACATTGACAAATGATTGTGGAGTTAGTGTAGGAACTAAATTTATTTCTATATTACCTGCTAAAAAAATACCATATACAAGCACTGAAGTTATAGTATTTTTTGATAGTTTAAGTATGACACCAGCTCAAGCACTTGATATTAAATCATCTTTTAATTCTATAAGAAATAATTTTGTTGGAACAAAACCTAATTTTTCATATATAGCTGTTAATGGAGCACAATCTTCAGATTATTTAAAACATATTAAAGCATGTGTTGAAAATGTAGGATCATTTAATAGTGCTGGTGCTTCAGGTGCTGCTATAAGTATACCAGGAGCAGGAACATGGTGGGATGATGTAATGTCAGGTGGATCAACAAGACCTTCTTATTGGACAACAGCTGATGCTGAACTTCCAACATCTGTTCATGTTATTTCTTTTGTTGGTAAAAGTAGTACATATGGAGCTTTAACAGTTCCTACACCAGCAGCATGGGGAGGACAACCTACAGCAAGTGGTGGTGGATTACCATACCAATATAAAGAAGATTATGATGCAATAATTGATATGACATCATCTGCTGCACCTACAAGTGCGTGGGGAACTCATTGTCAGGCTCAAGCAAACTTTCCTTGGTTATCTGGATCAATTCCATTTCAAATAACACAAACAGTTGTAACAGTATTAAATGATACAGCAGGACAATCTGCTGCAGCAGCATTACAAACATCAGCTGCATTACAAGGAGAAACACTGCTTTCAGTTCAGGAAGTACAAGGTTTAAAATTAGGTTTAGATAGATTACACTGGGATGGAACAACTGGTATAAATTTAAATACATATTTATTATCAGGTACAGCACCAGTAAATACTCCATACAGTGGCACAACAACTGCAAGTAATACATTAAAAGGGCTTAAAGATACAACTGGATATTTTGGATCATTACATGCATATATTGAAAATGGAACAGATTTTGATTTATCTACAAATCCTGATATATTAACATATTTTAGAGGTATGTTTAATTTAGATCCAACAGGAAGTGCTGGTGAACCTACAGGTCCAGGTGCACATTTAATGCAAGGAACTGGATCAGTATCATATGCAGAATCAAATACTTCAGCTTCAGATGCATGTACTAAATCAGCAGTAGCTGGTAATTTAATTAATGTTTACACTACAAATCCAAGTGCTACTAATCAATTTGATCCTGATTATAGAGCTTATAAATCATTAAGTGGAGCTGTAAATGGACAATCAGAATATGAATTACAAAATGGAAGGTGGTATGCTGGTGGAGGTGGCGGAGCAAAAAGAAGAGCTCAATATAGTACATCTTACCCACATTGGACAAATGAAGCAGCATGTTAATAATTAAAAAATAAAAAAAAATGGCTTGTAATAGATGCGGACATACTAAATCATCACCATGTGCTTGTAATGATCATGGTTTAACAACACCTTGTACTTTTACTGATTGTACAACATCTTCATGTGAAGAAGTATATTGTTATGAATGTGTGGTAGATTGTTTTAAAAACTCTGGAAGACTAACTAATGTTTGGGGTGCAGAAATTGTTGCAGGAACAAATTCTGATCCTGATAGTGAATTTTCAGTACATCAAGGAGATAATTTATTAAAAATACTTCAAAAACTAGCGTTACGTGTAACAGATCCAGCTGGTCCAATAGTTTCTGCACAATTAGCTATAACACCTGTTACTATTGATAATGTAACTAGTACAAGTATAAAACTTAATTGGGGAGTACCTCCTAGTACTGTTACCTCTGTTTCAATTTATCAGTCACCATTTGGTTCAAATTCATATTCATTAGTTACAACATTAACAACAAATTTAGCTAATACACTTTCATATGATGTTACTAACTTAACTCCTAATACAAATTATAAGTATAAATTAATAAGCACGGGTTTATATACACCATCTGTTGGAGCTGCACCACAATCAGGATCTGCTAATTCTGCAACAGTGTATGTAGGAACCCTTGCGTCATAAAACAAAAGTAGAGATAGTTTGTTGGTTTTAACTCTGCAATTGTTTGGAAACCCTGGAGAAATCTAGGGTTTCTGCTTTTTATAAATATTTTTTTGTATATTGGCATCAATTTAAACAAAACTTTACCCTCATGAATCTAAAACAAAAAGTAAAAAATGCACTTAAATGGAAAAAAAATTCAGAATATTGTGCAGAAAGATTAGGTATAAAAGAAGAAGAATTTGATAAAATAAAAAAAGAAATATATGCAGAAGAAAAAGAAAAAAGAAAAGAAGAAAAAGACATGGGATATGTTACAGATGATTGTACATCATCATATGACATTGAAAAAGGTCAAGGAAAGATTACTGGAATCTCAAATACAGAACCTAAATCTGCTGAAGAAATTATACAAATATTAAATATTGATACAACACAATGGAAGTTGTCACAATATTGGAATAAACAAATGTCAGATCACTGGCGTATATCAGCTTTAATTACAAAACTTAAAAATGATGATACAGCTCATATAGAACAATTACTTGAAAACTGGAAACCAAAAAAATTTTCTCCAGTTAAAAGAATTAAAAGTCAAGGAAAAAAAGATGTATGTGCTATATTATCATTACAAGATATTCATTTTGGTAAACAAGGCAATGAAACCATAGATAAAGATTTTGAAGAAACTATTATGGATTTAGTAGAAAGAGCACATGCTAGTCATAATCTTAAAAAAATATTTTATGTAGTAGGTGGTGATCTTATGAATATGGATAGTTGGGCAGGAACAACAACTAGTGGTACTCCATTAGATAACTGTTCTACTGCTACTGAAGCCTATACTCAAGCATTTGATGCAATATATTGGAGTATTAATTTTATTAAACAATATTGTGATGATCTTCAAGTAGTGTATATACCTGGTAACCATGATAGATTATCTTCATTTCATTTAGCTCATGCTTTATCTAGAGCTATAGATGATCCTAATATACTTTGGGATACAACATATCTTGAAAGAAAAGTATATACTTGGGGTGATAACTTTTTTGCTTTTGAACATGGAGATGTAAATACTAAAAATTCACTTTTACTTTATGCTACAGAGTTTTCACAACAATGGGGTATAACTAAAAACAGAACTTTATTTACTGGACATCTTCATCATAAAAAGAAAGTAGAGTATATTACAACAAATGAAAGAACTGGATTTATGCTTAAAATATTACCTAGTCTTTCAAGAACAGACTATTGGCATTATCACAATAAATTTGTTGGATCTAAAAGATCTGGGGTAATAGAGTTACATGATTACAATAAAGGTAATATATGTGAACTTACATATTCACCTGAATAAACTTGAATAAATCACCTTTTTTTTGTAAATTATACTGTATGGTAATGATATGTTAAGTAACTTTAAAAAACCTAATTTAAATGCTCCAAGATATAGAGATAAAGTCTTGGGCTTATTAAATGCAGATTTAATAAATGAATTTAAAGAAAAAAATCCTATATATTCAAATATAGATAATAATAAATTAAAAAATATTATTAAGATATTTAATGAAAGGATTTGGAAAGAAGTAATAGAAAATAGAGATGGAGTAGAACTTCCGGATTCTTTAGGTTATATTTTTATTGGAACTTGTCCTGCTGCAAAAAGTGTAAATACTGATTATGCATTATCAAAAAAATATGGTAAAGTTTTACAGAATAAAAACTGGCAAACTGATGGTAAAGTAGCTAAAATATTTTATACTAACTACTCAACTAAGTACCGTTTTAAAAATAGAGAGTTATGGCAATTTACTGCTGTTAGGCAGTTTAAAAGATCTGTAGCTAAAACTTATCCAGAAAAATGGAATAAGTATATTAAAATGGAAACTAAAAAAAGAGTGGCTGATATGTATAGAAAAAAAGTTTAAATTATGACAACAATAGGTGAAGTAGTCTCAAGAGTCAGACAAGCAATAAAAGCTGAAGTTCAAGACGCTTTTATAACAGATAGGTATTTATATAGCCTAATATTAAAAAATGCACAACTTTTTATGAGACGTCAAGATAATGCTAATAAGCTTATGAAGTTTAATAGTGTATGGCAAGCATTACCTTTTGTTGAATTAATTGAAGTTGATAAAGTAGAAGCAAAGTGTAGTGGTATACAAAGTGGATGTACAATAAAAAGAACTAAAGAAAAACTTCCAACATTTATGGAGGGATACTGGGGACCTCTTATTAGAACTGTAAGTTCTATAGATAGTTCTATAGAAGTTCAACCTACAAATCCAGGTACATATACTTCAATGACAAAAACAACATCTCATAAATATAACAAAACAAAATATTATTGGTTTTTAAATGATTATTTATACTTACCTAATGTTGAATGGGATGCAATAAAATTAGAAGGTGTATTTGAAGAAGATATTTCTAAATGGGATTGTGATGTAGATAATGATTGTACTCCAAGATATTTACAAAATATTTATATACCAGAATTTTTGTTTGCAGAAATAGAAACACAAGTTTTAAATCAATTAATGAATACTATGAAAGTTCCTTCTGAAGATTCAGATAATAAAATAAATATTAATAGATAATGGCAATATCACATAAATATAGAACATTTGATCAATTATTAGAAGATGTAACTGTTGATTTTTCAACATATGCTTTAGAAGGTATGGTAGAACCACAACAACTTATAAAAGTTGCTACTAGAGTAAATTATGATCTTGGTTTAAGAATACATAGAGTCAAAGAAACAGTTTTAGATATAGAACATAGTAAAGCTAAATTACCATCA